CGTGCGTTTTTCCTTGTTCTCATCACTGATACGAATATTATGAACCTCGTCGATAATGATAAGACGATTATTGAAATACTTTTTAATTTTCTTCAATTCAATGGATTTTTTCTCAGCCATCGAGAACCCACTATCTTGCGAAATATTGGTCACTTTACTAATGTAATTGGCAAGTTCTCCATAACCCATAAAAACATAGTAACTATTAATGATCGAACGAATTTCTGATATAACACGTTCTCGAGGCAACCCTTTCAAATTGGTGGGATTAATTTCATGAAGCAGTTTATAACCAACACAGGTATCCAAATTCCATAGACCATTCACCTCTTTCAATTTACTTTCATTGAACAATTGCATACGGAAATTGACCTGAACATTGGGAGAAGCAATGATCATTATTTTTTGAGTGACACCGACTTGTTTCATATAAGAACGCATTTCTTCTGCGACGCCAATTGCACTGCAAGTTTTGCCTGTTCCCAAAGAATGAAAAAGCAATAAACTATTGTACGGCGTTTGAAATGAAAGAAAATTTTTCACAAATAATTGATGTGGCATGAGTTCAAAATCGGCAGCACACATGATTTCGGATTGTTTTCTAACATCATAAATGGTGCCGTCATATTTCGTATCATTGAATTCTTTGCGTTTGGCAATTTTTATATTGAAATTGGGATCATTTAAATGAGGATATAAAAAATCATATTCAATTGAATCCCGACTGGCTTCATATTCCTCGCGCTCTTTTTCCAATAATATATTTCGCGTTTCTGTTTGATATACTATTTTCACATCATTTTTCGTTTCAGGAGCAACTATTTTTGGTGTAACGGGTTCAGGGACCGATTTCATACCCAAAGCTGTAGTTATACTTTCTAGAATAGATTTTGGCTTTTCTTCGACGGGAGATAAAAATGGCTCTGGTGCAACTGATTCAATTGAAGCAGTTTCAATAAATCCAGCGTCATCAACTGGTTTTGCAACTGACAGCGTTGGTAAAACCGGCTCAGATTGTGTCTTCAATTTCGATTTTATTTTTCGAACAACTGGCTCACATTTTTCAGTTATGTGATTGATATGTTCTCCATTTGGACAACGTCCTCGCTCTTCTTCGAAAACGTCTTCGGTTGTCGTCGTTGGACTAGTAAATGTATTTACTATAGTTTGTATTATAGATTCACCCTTTTTATCAAGTGGAAGTGGATTTTCTTTAAATATTCCACTTTCTTTTGGTACAACAACCGGTTCTGAATCTAAAATATCTGTTATTTTTTTAGGCGTTATTATTTCTGGTTCTTTTTTTTGTATTTGCGTAGATTCATTCAAATATTTAGCAGAATAATCATCATAATACAAATTCAAAAAATCACGAATTCCTAGTAATCGATCTGTAGCTCCTTTTGCGTTGGTGTATTCGATGCCATTCATCATATCCGAATTATGTCGCATATGTTTAGCCAAAATTTTATTTCCGCGAAATTCACCTGAAGTAGTTGTGTGATTTATTCTAAATTTTTCGATTCCTGTTATTTCAGCAAACATATAAGATAATGCACGGCGATCCAGTTTTTTATCCTTGATAAAAACTTGATACATCTCAGATGCTTTACCGGTTTTTTTTACAGTTCTAGCTGTTTCTTTTGGATCAGTTACTTGAATAACATCATTTCCGTCACGTTTTGCGATCAAAATAACCTTAATGAAGTCGATGGCTTTTTGACGCTCTTTGGTTTCATCCGCTTCACTCAGAGGAGGCAAATTACCTATACCACCACTTATTTTACGAGTTTTATGATTATATTTTCTATTTTTCTTTGTATACATTTGTTAAAATTATTTATTGTATAAAATAGATATATATTTTATGCAAACATCAAACTTACTTATAGTATATATACAATATCATAAAACATGCTAATATGAAGAATGCATATAAGAAATGTTTTTTAACATTTATTCTTTCACTCATTCGCATAACCTGTGGTTTATACTCCATCTGATATCTATCTAAAGCAAGCGGTAATGAAATCTCTTCTTTCCCCAATAATGCATTTATTTTGTTGTGAATAAAATGGACCCAGCGAATAAAAGAATATCTACTATCTAAATACGGTGACACTGGATATTTATCTAAGAATTCACTAAATCTGTTTCCTATTTGTTCATCCGGTATAAAGAGGGGAAAATTAATAATCAAATCATAATATTTACGTTTTGTTACTGAATTAGGGGAACTAGGATAACATTCAGCAACAGAGTGCAAAAAAAACCAATAATGAGGACCCCAAACAACCGGATCAAACTTCATTCGTAAAATAATTATATAAAGATACTTTATTATAATGTACTAGCTTATTCGAATAAAATGAATGATAATTATTGCAACAATTGCGGAAAAACAGGACATATGTTTCATCAATGTAAAATGCCCATCACAAGTATAGGTATTATAGTATATCGCCATAACATAGATCTCAATGGACAAATCGAATATTTGATGATTTGTAGAAAAGATACATTAGGGTTTATTGATTTTATGAGAGGAAAATATTCAGTTTATAACAAAGAGTTTATAATCAATATGGTAAAACAGATGACAGTTGATGAAAGAGCACGTCTTTTAAAAGATGATTTCAATGAACTCTGGAAAAGCATTTGGGGAAACAAAGAAATTTCGAATCAGTACAAGATGGAAGAAATTGTATCTAGAGAGAAATTCAACTCACTACGTCTAGGTATTGTAAATAAAACCGATTTTTATAATTTATCTAGTATCATAGAAACATGCGCAAGTGATGAAACATGGTCTGAACCAGAATGGGGATTCCCAAAAGGACGTCGAAATTTTCAAGAAAAAGATATTGAATGCGCATTACGTGAATTTCAAGAAGAAACGGGATTTTCTAAAATAAAATTTATTGAAAATTTACTACCCTATGAAGAAATATTTACAGGTTCGAATTATAAATCATATAAACATAAATATTTTATTGCATATATGCAATACAAAAATACATTAACAATGGGTGATTTTGAAAAATCAGAAGTTAGCAACATGTGTTGGAAAAATTATAACGATTGTGTAGATTTGATTCGACCCTATAATTTAGAAAAAAAAAGAATGTTATCAACAATTCATGCGGCATTGACACAATATAAAATACTATAGGGAGGGTCAAAAATTTCTCTTCAACATATAAATGAGATTTGAAATATTATTAATTATTATAACCGGTTTAATAATAGCAAATATTTATACAGAAGGTAAAATACTCAAATTACTTTATTCATGGAAAAAATATTATCAAATGGCGGGAGTAGTATTTGGTGCATTTGTAATCTATTGGTTGATAAAAAAAAATCCCGCTCAAGCCGGGCAAATATTAAGTGCTTCCAATGATTATATAAAATATTTGCCAGTAGATAAAAGCACATCCAGTATAATTTCTCCTATTTTGGATTTTACATCACGTCAGCAATTTTCGGGAGGAGGAGGAGGCCGCGGAGTTGTCGGTGCAATGCAAGATTTCAATAATCCTATTATTGAACCTCGACAAAGGTCAGTAGAGGAAAAAATAATGAATTCTGGTAAAAAAGCGACAAAACGTTCAGTAAGTGAGACGAAAAAAAAATTCGTAGCATGGAATCAAAACTGGAAATGTGGGAAATGCGGTAATCAATTGAATGCTTGGTTTGAGGTAGATCACAAAGTGCGATTAGAACATGGTGGTACAAATCATGTAGATAATTTAGTAGCTTTATGTAGAGAATGTCACGGTCATAAAACAGCCGTGGAAAATTTATAAATCTATAATATATCAACTATATATATTATATATTAATGAAAACAATTTCAACAATTACTAACGATATTTACAAATATAGCATTTTTTTTTTAACTTATGCTGTTGTTTTATTTGTAACTATCATATATTTTGAAAATACCAGTATGATTAAATCATTTTCATATTCAACCCTAGGTTTTGTAGTTTTTAGTATAGTTTCTATTACAATAACTAGTGTATATTATTCGCCAATGATAAAAGATAAAACATCAAATATGACAATAGCGTATTTGGCAGGAGGTCTTATTATGTTCGCATCAACGATTTCATCAATTTTTGCGTTTGCAACTCCATATCAAATACAGCAAATAGGCATAGCTTTTCTTGTTTTAACAATAATCACTATTATTGTATTTTTAACGTTATTCGTTTATATTTTTGGTAGTTATTTACAACAAAGACGCGGTATTATTGGATTTATAATCAATTTCGTATTTTTTATTCCTTGTATGTTATTGGATTTTATTAAATACATTAAAAATGAATACAATTTGAGTACACGTATTGAATGGATCCTTATATGCATTGAAATATTGGTTATAGTATCGTATTTTACAATCAATGGTATAATTAATAAAGTAATTAATAAAAATGTTACCTATATTTTAAATAAACCAGTGTTTTTGAACAAACAAACTATAGCACTATATAATACATCCTCTTTGGAAATTACAAAACCAGATGAAACCACAATATTACCAGCTAATTTCTCAATATCCATGTGGATATATTTAAATGTACAGACAAATAGTTTTATGAAAAAAGATGGTTCTTCATATGAAGTCAATATTTTTAATTATGGAAATGGAAAACCAAAAATAAATTATACAAATAATATTGTAGACAATAAAACAAGAGATGTTTATTTATTTTATTTCACTGATTCAGCAGATAAACCAAATTATCAAATTGCATTACCTGGACAAAAATGGAACAATGTAGTATTTAATTATAATGGTAACAAAGTTGATTTATTCATTAATGGTATTTTAGAAACATCATTCGTCTTTGATAATGTTAATATTATGCCAGCATATTCGATTAACGATTCTATTACAACTGGACAAGACAAGGGTCTAAAAGGCGCTATTTGCAATATAACATATAATAGCACTAATATAGAAAATCACCGAATTGTAAGTAATTATAATTTACTCATGTTAAAGAACCCTCCATTGTCAGAAATATAATACAACATAATTTATACAAAATAATTTATAATGTTAATTTATAATAAAATGAGTATTACAATAATCGTTTTAGGAATAATATTAGTCATTTTGATTTACATTTTATACTTATATTTATCTCCATCTTCTACTAGTTTAACGAGTAGCACCTCACTTTTGACAAATACACCAGCTATAACAAAATTAACAAATCCTACATCTCCTAGATATGCTTATGGACTTTGGATTTATGTAAATTCTTGGGGATCAAAATCAGGAAATAATACAAAAAAAACAATATTTTACAGAAACAATAACATTAATGTCTATTTAGATGCAAATAAATTAAATTTGAATGTAGATGTTTATATGAATAATGGAAAGTGGTTACAACAAACCAATGGTTCTCCTGTACTTGTAACAGATAACTTCCCATTACAAAAATGGTGCTATATTGTGCTAAGTATGGATAATAGTTTTCTGGACTGTTATTTAGATGGTAAATTAATAGTATCACAAAAATTAAACTTTGTTACATCAGGTGCGAACCCAATAAATGTTAGTCCAATGCCTCCTCCTGATGTTCCACCGGCAACTGGTGGCGCGGCAGTTATTTTAGGCGGTATTGATGGAGGTTCTGGAACAACACCGGTTTGGAATAATTTTGACGCTGTTGTAAACAATTTCACTCAGTGGGATAACCCTTTGAATCCTCAAATGGCATGGAATTCGTATATGACCGGAAATGGTAATTCTTTTGGAAAATTTTCGAGCTTCAATGCAAAATTAAATATTCTTAAGGATAATTCAGCTTTTACATCTATTTCATTATTTTAGTATTTTTTAACGAATAGTTATATGTTACTAATATATAATATATAACTTCAATGAACCAAGAACCTAGTAATCCAACCCAATCTTCATCAATAATAAATAAAGGTATGCAAAATGTAACAAATGCATATAACGATCTTAAAAATTCTATTACTGACACAGTAAATGATTTTTCAAAACAACCTAATGCTTCTAATGAATTTAGTTTTTCCAATACTATTGTAGCAAAATTTGCATTTTTATTATTGGTTATTATTGTATTTATATTTGCTATTAATTTAGGAATTGTTTTGATTAGTTACTTTATTTCTCCAAAAAACAATCCTTTTTTAATAAAAGGTATGAGTTCAGGTACTAATCCAATTGTAGTTCATCAAAATCCTAGTATTTCCGGATCCATTACATTATTACGTTCAAATAACAAATCACATGGCGCTGAATTTACATGGTCGGTTTGGCTTTACATTGATGATCTTGATATTAATACTAGTAAATATCATAACATTTTTAATAAAGGAGATAGTAATTATGACTTAAATACTGGATTGTCTACTATAAATAATGCTCCTGGACTATATTTAGGCAACGGAGGAGACGCATCAAAGCCAATCAATACATTACATATTGTTATGGATGTTGTAGGCGATTCAGCATCTGTTACACCTTTGACAAATAGTTCTAATAACACACCCCAACCATCCTCATATATTATAAATGAACCAGCTATAATTGATGTACCAAATGTTCCATTGAAAAAATGGTTTCATGTTGCTATTCGTTTAGAGAATAGTTTATTGGATGTTTATATCAACGGTACAATTGACCAACGAGTCGTTTTAACCAATGTACCAAAACAAAACTATAACGATGTAAATATTTGCCAAAACGGTGGTTTCACAGGCAGTATTTCAGATTTAAGATATTTTAATTCTGCACTCAATGTATTCCAAATTAGTACAGTCGTATCAAAAGGACCTAATTTTTCAACTAGTTATAATACAATACAAAATCAATCAATAAGTAATTATAATTATTTATCTTATTTATGGTATAGTCCTAACTAATAAATTGATTTATAATCATGTAAATAATATACACGTTCAATGTATATTATTTATGGCAAACATTGATCTATCCTTACCTGTAATATGCGCACAAAGAAAGAAACGTTTGGCATTGGATTTGAATATCAACAAGAATCGATATACCCCTATCAATCCATATGAAAAATACCCACAATATACTCAAGTTGATTTTGATATGCGAAGAAAAGCCGAAATTTTGCAATATAATAATAATTCTAGTCAATCTAATCCGAAATTAACTCGTGCTAAAAAATGGTCTCAATTAGTCAATTCATCATCAAAAAAGGTATCTTCTTTTAATGATAGTATTTTATATCAAAATGACGGATCTGGAAACTATACTCCTATTTACGTGAGATATCCTGATACATATACCGTTTCACAGGTGGTAATCGGATACGATATTTATGATAATTCTATCAACATGGACGTTTATACTATTGTGCCCGGAACGCTTCCGCCTCCATGTCCAACCACTATTATCAGACCTAGCAATTATTCTGGGGTACCTGGTCCAGCTATCAATTTATATTTGGATGAAAATGTACCACTTGTATACTATAACAAAAATGTTGATGCTTATGGGCTCATTAATCCTACAACGACTGATCCTTGGAATACAGTTACCAAAAATAATATCTTCTACTCAGATAGAATTAATAATTTGTTAATGAATCTTGTCATTAATAATAAAATCGATAATTATGCATATACTTTCTCCATAAAAACACCAATTAGTATATATTTTACTGCAACTCTCAATAATGACATACCTGATGGACGTATTTATTTACCAAATAATACTATTAGTATTGATGCAACAAATTTTTTTACTTTTTATAATGGTACTCAAATTACATATCAAACACAACCGATTTTGACACTAGATCACCCAGAACCAATATCTTTTGATATATCATTTAATAAAGGTTATGTAAATAATGTCTACTATGACAGCAAAGGAATATTAATAAATGATTCTTATTATAATAATACAATCACGATACAGTATTATTTGGGAATGTTAAATATATCAAACCTTTATCTACTCACTGCTCCTAGTTATATATACGATTTGGACTTAAATTTTTCAATGTCACTAAATTTGAATTCACTCTTTGATAGTAATTTCGACACACCTACTATCGGAGTATACTGCAATGTAGACGACAATTATTCAAAACGAATAGCAAAAAATGTTATTCTATATAATAATTCTACTTATCCGCTGAATCAATTTCAATTCTCTGGTTCTTGAAGATCTATCGATAAAAATTCCTGAAAATATTCGGTTGAATAAGTTTCAATGTCAAACTGTACACTATCTATATGATTTATTATTGCAATTGCCATATCTTCCAAATATTCAATATGAAATTTAACGAATTGAAAAACCCTATCCACTAATTTATTTTTGACAGCGTCTGTATCAGAAAAAACGGGAAAAAGTTTAGGAAATAGAATTTTCGATTTGACAAATAATAACCGACTTGCTGGAATATTTTTCAATTTACAAAATTTATTTTCAATGTCATCCGATAATTCAATTAATTCTTTGTATATTTGCATGATCTCATCAGAAGGCACTTGATCATTTTGTTGTAAATTATTTATTATGGTTGACAAACATTTTAATTGTACTAATACGTTTCTATCAAATTTATGTACCCTTTTATTGAGAACATAATATTGATAGATTTCTACACTTTTTTTGAGATCCGCGATTTTATTATAGACATTATCCATTTGTCCTTTTTTTTCATTGAAAAGTATATCTGATGATTCTATATTTTTCAAAATAACATTTGCATATTCGACCGTTTTTTCATTTGGTAAAAAATCCATTCTTCATATAAATATAAACAATTGTTTATATTTATTTTTATCATTTTATAATCTTTGATTCCATACTAACGTGAAAGTTTTTGTATAGGATTAGATGAAATTACCGGTTCTGGTGCCATGATTGTCATACCTTCTGGTCCTTTGTTGATAAAATCGTCTAACACTGAAAAATTCTCTTTTTTGGTTTGTTGCATTATAACTCCACCTGCATCAGCTACTGCATCACCTGCAACATCCACGCCAACAATTGTTCCATTTTTAACATCTACTGCTGTATTCTTTAATGCAGATCCAATACTGTAACCAAACATATCTAATACATTACGAAGAATCGGCGCAAAAATATCAGTTACAAAATCAATTAAATTTGAAGATATTGTACATACATTTACTCCTAAAACAGCTAAAATAAATAAACTGAAAAGAATGATAATGATAACATTCTTATATTCAACTATAGAAGCATTTTCGCATGTTGTGAAAACTTTTTCTCCTTCCATTTCTATTTTATTATAACGTATTATTTTTCTTATTTGAAATGTTCGTTTAAATATAAATTATAATTTATAGAATGATTTTAATGGGAATCTTTAATTATATCGACACATTCTTTTTTATTAGTTTAGGAATAACCTTCATTCTGATTCTTTTACTAGTATTTCATTTCAAACAGCGCATGTCAGATTTAGAGAATAAAACGGAGACCATGTTTGAAATAATTAATAATATTGTAAAGGAAATCACTGCCATGAAGCAAATGTTCTCAGTAAATAATTGTTGTCAAAACAATATTTCTGCGAATCCTGTGAATCCATCTTATTCATCACCGTCCTACTCTAAAAATGAAAATGTTCAATTACATTACGTAAAAGAAAATGACAGTGAAAAAATAATTGTATCTGATGATGAAGACGATGATGAAGACGATGAAGACGATGATGATGATGAAGACGATGATAGTGAAGATAGTGATGATGATAAACCATCATTGCAAATCATAGATAACGAAGTAAAAATTATTACAGTAGAAATGGGTGATGTTATAGAAATTGAAGAACCTGAAATCACAGAAGAAAATGAATCCGAGGAGGAAGCCCCTCTTGAAAACATTGTTTTAGATAATTTACATGTTGAAAAAGTAGATGAATCAGTCGAATCGGAAAGTGTTGCCACAACAGAATCAAATACAATTGAAACATCGAAAGAAATTTATCGCAAAATGACTTTATCAGCATTGAAATCGCTCGTTATATCCAAAGGTCTAGCTAGTGACCCAAGTAAAATGAAAAAGAATGATTTATTAAAACTATTAGAATCTGAATAATCGTTTCAAATTGCATTATATGAAATAAAATAATTTTATATAATATATTATACAACAAAATGTCATATTCATCATTCAATAACGTACAAACAGTAGAATCTGCTTTTCCTACAATTAAAGAAACCGTTCCCAGATCAGCTTTAGGATATAACAGCAACAATCAATATCCTGAATTTCCTCCTTTGATGATGGACGGACGCGCCGTGGTTGCTTCTTATCAACCTGAATCAGCCATCAATAACAATATCATTTTAGAGAACAATATACAATCGAATTGGGAGTACAGAAGATATTTAACCAACAATGCGGTCGATGTCATGAATCGTAATTTCCGCGACGCCTGCAATGACGCTGGTTATTACACAAATGCATATGATATTAATGGTAATCCATATCAATTAACAGGAACACCAAGTGTCATTCGCGATCCTATGTCTAGTCCGTTTGTATACAACCAGGAAAATTTAACACAAATGCCATTTGGTTATGCATCCAGTGATTTGAAAGATGTATATCTTTCACGAGATGCTCTTAGTGAACAAAAAAACGTTACACAAAATATGTAATGTGCGATAATATAATAGTGTGAAAATCTATATAGATAAATTTACGATTTATCTATATTTTACTAATGACGAAAATAATTAGTTTTGATATTGGTATCAAAAACATGGCCTTTTGTCTTTTTGATCTATCTGGTTCTCAAATTTTCGTTGAAAAATGGCAGATTTTGAATCTTATGGATAGCGAAGCACCGAAACATACTTGTACATGTTCATTACAACCCAAGAACAAAAAGTCCTTGGCAAAAATTTGCGGCAAGATTGCAAAATGGTGTAAATCCGAGAACTTTTATTGTGAAAAACATGCCAAAATGCAAAATGAATACACTATACCAACCAAAGAATGTTCTCCAGCTGCAATCAAAAAAATGGATGCACCGACTCTGAATTCATTGTGCCAAAAATACCAGATTTCGCCGGAAAAGGATACGAAAAAAGCCATGATTGACGGTTTAATAAATCATTATGCAAAAACATGTTTCGAACTGATCATTACGAAAAAAAAGAGCGCAGGGGATGCCGATCTTATAACCATTGGTAAAAATTTGAAAAAATTATTGGATGAAATCGAGAACATTTATAGAGTCGATATTGTTCTCATTGAAAACCAAATATCTCCTATCGCCAATCGTATGAAAACAATACAAGGCATGCTAGCGCAATATTTTATTATGAAAAACACGGATGTACGCATCGAGTTTTTATCTTCAGCTAATAAACTGAAAAATTTCGCACCTTTGGAGAACACCCTGCGAACAGAAACGGAAGAAAAATCCTATAAAATGAATAAAAAAAACGGTGTAGAATATTGTTCTCGAATTCTGAATCAACATAGTAGTTTCGAGAACTGGAAACATGTATTAGAAACGAAAAAAAAAGATGATTTGGCCGATGCTTTTTTACAGGGAATCTGGTTTATTCAAAATAAAATAAATACAATGCGTATGACTTAAAAATAAATATTGTATTATTAACATAATATGGAAGTCATTGATATTGGATTAAACGATTTAGAACCAATTTCCCTCAGTTTTAACGATGGTCCTCCATCCAAAGCGGTAAATTTCGGTCCAGGTATTGAATTACTAATGAATGATAAAAAGAAGGTTTCTAGTGGAAGTGTAGATTTAGGAGATTTGAATAGTTTGGAGAATGAATTAAATGAATTATCAGGGGCTGCTTCTTCTGCACCAACTGCTGCAAAATCATCTGGTGAATCAAAGACATTATCCGGTTTTGCATCGAATTTATTCGGTTTCGGTGGATCTTCTGAATCAAAAAATGAAACTACTGATTCAAAATTAGGTTCTGCTACATCAGATGGAATTGGCAATACTAAAACATGGGATGGGTTCTCGAAATTGAATGAATTGCCTTTACAAGAGGAGCGTTCATCTGCTAAATTGACTGATCGTGAAAAACGCAGAAAGAAGCGCGCTATGATCAAAAAATTAGACGAATGGCATGATAAAGGTCTTATAAAAAATAGTTCTCATTTTAACATGGATTCCAATTTCGAAGAAGTAGAAGATGAATATGAAACCGCTCTGGAAGATAAACGTAAAAAGGACAGTATCAAATTACAAGGATGGTGGTTTATGACCTTTGTCAATTCCGTAGAGTATGCAAATACTGCATTCAATCCATTTGATATCAATCTTGATGGATGGGGTGAGCAAGTCAGTGAAGATTTAGATAGTTATGAAGAGATTTTTTCAGAATTACACGAAAAATACAAGGGTGGAAAATTAGCTCCTGAATTATCTCTATTATTACGTCTTGGATTCAGTGCAGCCGTGGTCAATTTTACAAACAAAGCTCTTTCTACTAGTGTTCCTGGATTCAATGATGTTATTCGCCAAAGTCCTGAATTGATGAAAGCATTCACGAATGCAACTGTCAATTCTATGAGTCAACAATCACCTGGTTTTGCATTTGCAAGTAACATGATGCGTGAACAAGAAAATCGTCCGCGTGGTCCTCCACCACCAGCACCAGTAGAGACCAAAAATATGGCAGGTCCTCCGCGTCCAGGCATGACATTTACAGAGTCACCTGGAAATAGACAAGATATTAATGCTGCTCGTGGTGCAATGTTTCGTGAGCAAGGAGTAGACATGAATTCTTTCAAAAACGTAAATGATAATGAAAATCAAATGCGTGCTCCTCCTATTCAACCTGTAAGTCAACGTCCGGAAATGCGTGGACCACAAAGCTCCGATATTGAGAACATTTTATCTGGATTAAAAACCAAGCAAGTGAATATTCATGAATCCAAGGACGATGAAAATGATTCCATGATATCGATCAGTTCGCTCAAGGATTTACAAGATAATAATATGCCAAAGCGTTCACGCAGAAAACCACGTTCCGATAAAAATACCGTTTCACTTGATATTTAGACCGGCGAAAAAATAATATTTATTATAATGGTATAAATATTATTATTGATATCAAGATATAATGTACGGTATATTTGAGACCATATTCAGCTTTGAATTCATTAAAAATACAACTATGGATTTTTTGAATAATCAAATCAAATTTGCGAAAGACCGGGCAAGAAATCTACGCAACACGATTGCATCAATCAATTATCAAAAATTACAATTTGATACTATTTTTTGTATAAATAGCAATATCGAAAAAATACACGCTTACGGTACCATGATATATGAAAAATATGATTTTATAGCTAGAATTGTTGATTTATCTCAATATGCTTTTATTTATTTGATTGCGATTATTCAATATCGAAGGACAGAACCTTTGACAAATACATGGTCTTGTGTATCTGTTTTAACCAAATCCTACTATAATTATAAAAATTTTAATTATTCATATGTAGAAGTGTACGAACCAAAATTGAATATGATTTTAGAAAAATTATCTACTAATTTTTCTGCTTTATATTATGATGTGCATTCAATTATTAGTAAGGAAAATTCTATATGTGATTCCTTAATAACATGCAAATATAATGATAAATATATTCATCGTGTTGTTGATCGTGATAATAAAACATTCACTAGCAAAAATTCGAAAATTGTTTTGGATGAATCTGATATCAAATTTTTGAGCATTGAATATCGTAGTAAAGATTATATAATACCTCTTGTATTAGAATTGAAAAATGGGGATTATTTGGTAAATAATGAAATTTTGTCGGCTACATTTATAAAACGTTTATTAGAGTATCAAATTTCTTATCATGCATTCGATAAAAACTATGAAATTACTATTTTGGACAATAATTTAAAAGCCGTATATTTAAAATTCGGCGAATATATCAAATTAAACAAAACTGATTATTCTGTATTGAAAACTAGTGAATTTCACGAAAGTGTATGTACCGATTACGCGAAAAATGAGGAAATACTCAAAGAATGATCAAAGGAATTTATTACATGAAACGTTTGGACGCGAATAAATAATAAAAATGATTTAAAAAAAAGTGGTTATATATATTACGGTATAGCTCCCTCACATGGAAACATTGAGTGCAACAAAACCACAACATAGTTTGCATGATAAATGGGATTTATATTACCATTTACCACACGACAAAAATTGGGATCTTTCGGGATATACGATCATTATGAAGTCAATTGATACGGTAGAAAAAGTAATAACATTAAATGAATCGATTACAGAAAATGTTGTCAAAAATTGCATGTTCTTTGTTATGCGTAATGGTATTACGCCCATGTGGGAGGACGCTCGTAATAGAAACGGCGGGTGTTTTTCTTATAAAGTTATTAATAAACAAGTCCATGAAGTATGGAAAAATCTGTTTTATATGTTATGTGGTGAAAGTTTGTGTGTCGAACCGGAATTGAATAAACACATTAACGGCATTACTATTTCACCTAAGAAAAATTTTTGTATTATTAAAATTTGGTTAGATGTTTCAAATTATCAAGATCCGAATGTCATTAATGACATACCAAATTTGTCAAAAACCGGGTGCCTCTTTAAGAAACACGAACCGGAATTTTAGAAATATATTTTATATTTTATATTCTTATAAAATATATGAACCGTAAACTTTTGTTTTCATTTCTCGCTTTTATCATCTTTATGATATTACTAAATTTTATTTTTACGAACAAAGAAGGTGGTTTTGGTACTGGTAGTGGTACTGGTATGGGTGCTCCTCCTCCAGCTAATACTTCTAACAATTCTTCAGCTAATCCTCCAGCTAAATCACAAGGCAATAACGGTGGTAAATGTTTTTCTGGTGATTCTACTATTTACTTAGAAGGAAATATAACAAAACAAATGAAAGATGCTGCGATCGGAGATAAAATATTATCGTATTCAATGCGCGAAAATAAATTCGTTTATTCTCCGATTGTTGCTATACCCCATGGTACTAATAATATTGTCAGTGAATTTATGGAAATACAAACATCTAGTGGCAAGAAACTAAAACTTACACCTGATCACCTTGTACCTATTATGAAATTGACCGGGACTACATTTGATATAATTAGTGCGAAAGATATATCTTTAGGAGATACTATTATTACTGTAGACGGAAAAGAAACCGTTACTGCAGTGTCTGATTTTGAATGTGAAGGAATTTATACAGTTGTCACATTAGAAGAATTTATTGTCGTAAATAACATAGTAGCATCACCTTATGCTTTATTCCACTTTTTAGGACATCTTTACTATTCTATTCATAAATTTTTATATAAAGTAAACCCCGGTATAGTAAAACATCAAATTTTTGGAGAATTAAATAAACAAACTGAACAATTTTATAGCAAAACTGTAGAAATTTATAATAATTTGTAAAAGTTTATGTATTGATATTATATATGAAAAAATATATAATACCAATATTACTAATAATTCTTATTATCTCGTTATTTTTCGAAAATGTCTTCATCGAACCAATGAACAATTGTCAATTGGCTGATTTTCCTGAAGTATATGGTGGGAACGTGAATTATGTATCAAAAAGCGATCAAAAAACAATTATCATTCGTGATTTTGATCGTGAAGATTATTATTACAAAGAAGATGAAGAATATATTAAAAGGGCTAAAAATAAAAAAACTACTAGTTATGCACCATTAGATAGAGTATCAACAACTGTTACAGAACCTCCTATTCAGATGTCAACAAGTAATGTACTAATGACTACAAATCCTTCTAATTATACTACAACATATAGCATTAATTCAACAACACCTACCGCTTTTCTAACTACTTTTACACCAAATACGCAAACTATTTCAACTAGTCCATCTACATGAAGTACACCTACTATGCAAACTAGTCCATCTGCATAATAATAGCAAAAATATGTTTGTATAATTATTGATCGGACATCATATAATAACCGTGATATCCTAACGACGCAAAAGCTAACATCAGAATAATTTCAAACACTTTTCTCGGTGTTTTGTCTTTCTGTAACCCTACATAGACCAATAGAGGTCCAACAATAAAAATATGAATATAATTGATCCAGGCATCTTTCTTAAATATTGATTTGTAAATGTGATATACAACGATAAAAATTCCAACTATTAGTACAACTGGAAACAAAAATTTAGGCAAATTATCACGTACAATGCCTATATAACCTAAAAAGGAAGTTACAAAGAGAATATGAAATGCATGAACAAAAAATTCTTTCATTATAGTATATAAAATGAAAAAATTTCATTATCACAATACAGAAAAACGCGTTCATAATGGAAAACATATTACACGCAAGGTGATGATCAAGGGCGGAAAAGGTTATAAATCCGTTACAATGAAACGCGGTAAACGTAATCATACTGTAAAACGCGCATTGAAGCAGCATGAAATGGAAAAAATAAAAAAGGGTAAATTTATCAAAGGATTATTTAATGATTGCAAATCTGGTCGCTGCTAAGAACAAATTATATAAGATATAAAAACTATAAGATATAAAAACTATTTTATATAATTATGTAAATGCCAAACTGGTGTATCAATAACGCAACACTATATTGTCCATCAAAGGATACATATGATAAATTGATCGACGCTATTTTGAACAAAAAATGGTTTGCAACATTCGCGCCACTCGGATTAGAAAGTGATGAATGGAATTACGATATTGCTTGTGAGATTTGGAAAACAAAGTGGGATGCAAATTACATAAATATAATCAATCAAAACGACGATGAATTTATTTTGGATGTTTCATTCGAAACCGCTTGGGCGCCGCCTATCGGCGTCTATGAAATCATGTATAAAAACTTCGGCATTGAAATTATATCTTATTATTACGAATTGGGTTGTTCATTTTTCGGTAGATACGCGAAAAATAAAAATGAAGAAATAAATGAATCTTTCGAGATTCCGTCAAATAGAGAGGAATTGATTGAAATTCGTAAAAATATAGACAGTGAACTAGATGAATTTATGTCTCCAACATGGGATCTATTAGAAGAAGAATGGGAAGAACAAGACGATTGATCTATTCATCAAATAATTTATTTAGTTTTTCGTAACTATCGGGATTATTCACTTTACATATTCTACTCGTACCATTGCCAATGTCACAACCATCCATTTTACTACAAATTTCTAGACATTGATCTATTTTTTGAATCCATCTTATAAATTTTTCATTTACCACTCTATTATTGTCTGCTTTGATAAATGAATTTTTATCTTCTTCCATTGTGTAATATACAAATATTTGTTTCTATATTACTTGAGTTCAATCGTTATTTTGTTTTGTTGTTACTGTATATAGATGTCAGAGTCAATTACAAAACACAAAAGGTTAATATATTTTACCAGTAAAATTTTTCTATAGGCGCACATAGTGAAATACCTCCTTTTTTTTTAATTTCATCTACAAATTTTTTGGGTGCTTTTTCATAAAAATTGTCAAGTAATATATTGTTTTTGTTACTAAATAATTTATTTCTATCTTCTTCAAGAATCTTAATCATTTCTTTGCTGTCTTTGTATTTTTTATAAAATTCAGATGACAATTTATTACCAGGTTCAAGAAGAGTCCCTTTACAACCTGGATTGCAAAATATATTTGAATCAGTTTTTTCTTGTATTTTTATACCTTTCCTTGATTTTCTTTCTTTTCTAATCCTTTTTAAACTTTTTTTAGCGTTTTCTTTGTCTTCTTTTAATGAGTATTTATTTTTCAAAATTTTTCTATAAAGTTTTTCCTTTTCGTTGAAAACTTCCATCGTTAACTTGTTATACCTTTCCATTCTCGATTTTACCAAAGTATCAATACAATTTTTTTTTATTCCATTATTTCCAAGTTGCCTATGATTAATTGTTCTGTTTTTACATTTATTGCAATTTTTATGTGTTTTATTCATTCTATAATGTATAGGAATATATTTTCCTTTTCAAATGTTTTTGTCTGTAAAATGAATTTTTTGAATGTACAAAGGTGTAAAATTCAACAATTGACAACCTATAAATTAACCCGCAAAATTGAATTAAAGAAATTGCGCGAATTATATACAATCAAAATAACAAAATGAAATATATTCAAAAACATTTCAAAGGAATACCGCACGCAATAACATATCATGTTGGTGAAAATGCCGAAGAAAATGAAGAAATCATCGATGTCGCAAATGCCGATGATTTATGGTTTCATGGCCAGGGGTTTTCTTCGTGTCATGTTATTGTCAACGTAGCCGGTCTAAACTTGGATAAAAAACAGAAACGGCAAATTGTTACACAAGGAGCTGTTTTATGCAAACAATATTGTAAATATTCGTATATGTCTGATTTGGCAATTATTTACACTGAAGTTAAAAATGTACAAAAAACCAACATTAAAGGCACTGTTGTTACGGATAAAGTAAAGGTTCGTATTGTTTGATTATTTCGCCGGTTTATCGATGACAACTTCTTTCATTACATTTTTCAATATTTTATCCATATATTTTTCATCTTCTTCTTGTGTTTGGCCGCCTAATGCGACCAAAGACAAATGCAAATATTCTTCGTTCTCTTTTGTATCAATTCGAGAACATTCTGGATTCTGTTCTTGCCATTTTTGCAATTGATTCAAATTCATCTGCGCAACGCGATTGACTGCCTTTTGTAGTCGTTCCTTTTCTGGACCCTCCTTTTCCCACATATCATTGTTTTTTATGTAGACAATCTCGCGTTTAATATCCGTACAATGAAGAGGCCGTTTATGGACATCGATTTGCCTAAGTCCATGCAAAATAATACGCGATATTCCTTCTACGTAACCTAAACGCCCGGTGGTCTCGAAATCTTTCACTTGTAATTGTAGAGAATTTACGAAATCCGTAATATTCAGAGCATCTTTACATGTTTCATTCAAAAAAACATTGAGATTAAAATGGTTCGTTGTTGTATTATTTGAGTTCAAATTGTTAGTCACGGTCTGATTTTTCGCCAATTCGAAAATCTGTTTCTGTAAATCGTGATTTTGCTCCATCAATTTCAAAACCATATCATTTGTTACCATTGTATTTTGAGAACTTTGCACCACCGTATCTATGGGCGCACATTTTTTCTTATGTCTCCATAAACCGGACTTTTCTTTGTACTCTTTACCGCAATGACTGCATATATGCTTTGATATTTCGGCGTTTAATTTTTCAATTTGGGATTTAATCAACTTTTTGCACATTTTGTCAACGTGTTTTTTGGTATTTTCGTGTTTTGTGAAATCTTTTTTATTTGTTGTTCCATAGCAACATAGGTCACAAAAAAATCTCGGTCGGTCTGTTATCGGGTTGGGACTTTTTTGGGACATTTTATCCTAAAATAGCAACCGAAAAAATCCCCAACTGGCCTCCGAATTTTTTTCGAAAAATTATGCAGCGACATTTTGGCGTATTTTTTTGGAATTTGCTGCATTATCGAGTAAATTCACTTTTTCCGAAAATTTGATTTTGCTTTTTTCCATTTTGGACATTTTTAAAAATGTCCATTTTCCAAAAGTTGGCCTATTTCTTTTTTGGGATTTGTTACGGAAAATTTCACAGATATTTTAATTTTAATTATGTTAACATAAATGTGTTAATTACAAAATATAAAAATGTTATTTATTTTTATTTATTTTTATAATAAAAATAAAATTCTAATTTATATGGATAGTAAAAATTTATCTTATAAAATACACGTATTTGGTGATTCACATTCTAGATTATATGCTTCAAAAAATTTGAAAGATTATTCATGTGAAATTTATTACTCAGGGGATACAGTAAGAATGGAACGTATAGCAAATGAAAAATTATCAATTGATGATATAATAATAGTCGTTGATAAATTTTTGCCAAATTATTTGAATGATGCAAAAAAAGAATATAAACATATTACTATTCCTAGTAAGGAAATAAAAGAAGGCGATTTAATAATTTTTGTATACGGAGAACCTTATATACGTACATTATATGTACAAGAATTAGATAAAGGAAAAGAAAAAAATGAATTTTTAAATGATTTAGTCAATAAATATGTTGAATGTATTTTAATGAATAAACACAATTACCCCGGTGTAAAATTTGCATTACAAAGTGTAACTCCACCTGTTGATGAAAAAAATTACCAAGAAGGAATAAATAAGGATTGGCCTCCTGTCGGAACTATCGAACAAAGAATAGAGGGCAATTTTTTAATTAATTCAATAATGAAAAAAAAGTGTTTAGAAAATGATATAATTTATATTGATACCGCAACTTATTATCAAAATGACAATTCATCATTTCCACTAGACGGAATAGACACCAAATCACAATTATACGAATTAGATACTAGAATAAAGGATAGCGGCACTCATGTGTATATAGATAATTCAGAATGTTTGGATCTCGCGTTAAAAGATTCAAATATACCATCTAATATAAATTTTTCAAAACCGAATTATGAAAGTTATATTAATATCAAATCATCGGATATTGTTGTATTTTTTGATGAATATATCTTATTTGTGATATTGTTGTTTATTTTATTTTTTTGTTTTTTATATAAAACAAATTTAATTCAATATATAAAGAAAAACAATATATTCAAAAGTTTTGTAAAATAAAAAAAATATATGCAATATATGAAATATCACATATTTGGTGATTCGCACTCACGAATATATACTTCTCCAAAACTTAAAAATTATATTTTCAATGTCTTTTATCTCGGACCAATTACAATACATCGCATAGGTAGGGATAAACATAGCATTAATGATTTGAAAAACATTTGTAACGATTTTTTCGGAGAATATTTGAAATCCGCAAAACCCGAATACAAACATATGCCCTTTCCGTCGAGCGAGATAAATGAAAATGATTTAGTTATTTTTGTTTTTGGAGAAATAGATATTCGTACACATTATGGAAAACAAATAATGAGGGGTCGCAATAAAAACGAGATATTGAATGAACTAGTGAATAACTATATTGATAGCATTTTATTAAATCGTCTCGACTATCCAAATGTCAAATTTGGAGTACAAAGCGTAACACCACCTACAGATAATAAAAATTACAGAGAGGCAATAAATCAAGAATATCCTACTACAGGACCAATAAAAGATAGGATAGAAGCCACTATAGAAATAAACCAGCGATTGAGAGAACAATGTCTTCTTCATGATTTGTTATTTATTGATACTGCCACTTATTATCAAAACGATGGTTCCGACTTCCCGGTTAAAGGATTAGACGACTCTTGTAATTTATTCGAGTTAGACACTAGAATCAAAGACGATAATGTTCATGTTTATATAGACAATCCTGAAGGCATTGAAAGCGCATTTATCAAATTAAATGTACCTTATAATAATTTGTAATAATCAAAAATAGAAGTTATATTTTTGATTATTTTATGAAGGAGGCAAAGGCGCCAAACAGAGTTTGATTTCGCCCAATGAAGCAACGTCGTATTTCACAATAAGAGGTAAATCGTTACCCAAATACATCTCTAGATGGCTACAAAGAGGCGTGCATTTAATAAAATGCGAGAGCGACTTTAGAGAAAACTCGCCCTGAATAATGACCGAGGCATCGGGTTTCTGAATGAACTCCATATTTCCATCGGATTCTGAACGGAAAATACGAGAACTTGCGAAATTGCCTTCACATGAAAAAATCAAATCGCAACCCACGGATTTGATTTCCACGCGGTCACTCACACCATTCAAATCGCGAATAATCTTTTGGAAATCGGCAGTAGGCAAATTGATAACGGTGGAATATTCAACGTCTGGTACAATGAGCTCTTCGGTATCGGGCTCGATCAAACGCAGTTTTTGACTATAACATTGTTTAATGTCTCCGTTATCATATTGTAATCCCAAATGGGAAACGATTCCATCATGATAATCGGCCTGGTCAATATACATGGAAAGCGTATCATCGTTAGACATAGTAGAAATCACTTTGAATAAATGCAGAGTATTCGCACAAACAATGATTTTTTCAGGATTGCAAATATACTGCTCAAATTTATGCGAATATAATATTACATTCACCAAAATAGTATGAGTTTTATCAAAATTAATGATCTTAAGACCGTTCTTCGTGAATGTAATGGTTGCATCTGTGAGAATATCTTTTATTGCCGTAATCATATTACGGATGGGCTGGATCTGAACAGTTTTTATAGTTAATACATTGTTGTCTTCGTTCATTTCCTGATATAAAAATATTCGGTATATATTTTTATATTGTATTGCGTTTATATATTTTACCAACAAATAAAAAAATTGAATTCGGGATTCTTTTTTATGATTTATTAAAATAATATTAATAAATCGGGAATGTCAGAATCATTGGAAGATCGTGAATCCGAATTGAATGAATTTGCCAGTGCAATTGAAAATCAATTAAAAATATACAGGAGTTATATATTTCGAACAGTGAATATAGACGGCGTCTTGTGTTATCCTGTGATCCATAAATATAGAAAAATCGTAAATATTGAATGTGTTAATATTGAATGCAAGATTAAAAAGGAAGATAGATATATAAAGGAAAAATATTCAGTTTATCATAAATCATACAAAACAATACGCGAAGCCATTTTGATTATTGAAAAGGTAGTTGCTACGTACAGAATTCTAGACGGTGATCTAGTATCACCGGAAGATTATAGTGTTTCTTTGTTAGAAAAAAAATTTGTTCCTTATGAAGCAGAACAAATTTGTTGTATATGTTATGAAAATACCATGGTAAATACAGAATGTGGACATTATTTATGTTTGAAATGCAGAGACCTTTGTGTTCGTAAGGATAAACTAGATTGTCCAATGTGCAGAAAAAAAGACAGTGTTGTATATTGTAATATCGATAATGGTCTTATTAATAATCTAGTGTATAACTGCATAAAAGATGTAAATGAGTACGAACGCATGGGAAAAAATAATATATCTATTCACAATGTAAATGAACACAATGTAGATGAAGAAGAGGTTGCTAATATTCTTAGTGAATTGCTCCCACGTGAATTTACTATTTCTGCATTTATTGATAGAATCGGTGACAATCGAATACATTATAACGTTCGCAGTCAAAGTTCCGAAGATTTGAATTATTTGCCTCATGGTACCATTCTCGATGACGATTTAAGCGAAGCACAGACACTGGATTCAAATGCAGCAGATGATTCAGAAGACATACCTGCTATTGATTTGTTTGCATTGTTCGGGGAATAATTTTCTTTAAGATTTTATATATGAACAAAAAATATATCATTTTATTTTTACTATCGTTATTGTTATTATCATTACTTTTTGATAGTAGCGTATCAAAAGAATCAATGGAAAACAAAGACGATAAAGGAGATATTGGAGAACAAGAAACATGGAATCCAACACATATAGATTATAAAGGATTACGTTACCATATGGAAGATGCATATGTAGAAAAAAACATAGATCCTAAAAATGCAACTGATGTGCCTGATATTGCAATTTTCCCACTCAGTTACTATAATGATATTACAGATATCACTGTGCCATTCAGTAAAAAAAAACATGATTTTTGTTTTATTGGATCGATAAGTTCGTATGTACCAAGAAGATTATGGGTAATAGAATTTGCTAAAAAATATTTTACATCTAATTCTATATTCGTAAATACAGACGACACTACGGATTGGGCGTCATTAGGAGATTTCGATTTAACCAATCAAAAACTTGGATTCGTACCTAAAAATCATAAAGATAGTCAATCTAGAGAAGCACAAATGAGAAAAATTAGTGAAAATGAATTTTATTTTAAAACAATGTGCAATAGTAAATTTATTTTATGTCCAGCTGGGGACGCACCGTGGTCGTTTCGATTTTACGAAACAATAATGTGTAGAAGTTTACCCATTGTAGAAACAAAACATCATACATTTAGAACAAACGTAGAATCTGGTATTGGATATCGCTACTTGTTATTTAATAATGTTGATAAAATACGATCTATCGAAAATGACGAATCAAAATACAATGAAATGCTGGAAGAAAATAATACAATTTTCAGAGAACACCATTTATTACACTGAATATTTTCTCATCAAATTATAAATGGTAAATCGCAAGAACAAATCCAAAAAAAGAATTACTAAAAAGAGAGGCGGTTGGAAAATTTCGCCAAATCGAAAATCAGCAAAGCGTTATTCTATGAGTAGAAAACCAAATAAAAATATTTCATAAGTGTAAAAATTAGATATAATGAATCTAATTTTTATAATACATTTGCTTTTTAAGGGCGCATCTTGGTTATAATAGCACAACTTTCATTTTACCAGCGGAATTGGTTTCAATATGACCAACTAAAACCGGCTCTGCGCCCGATTCGCGCGATAACAAATAGCTTTCATAATCAAATATTTCATTCGTTGTACGATTAACCGCGTATTTTTTACCGCGATAAGTCAATTCTTCTGCTTCCCATTGTACGACTTTTTTATTCAATTTCGCCTGTTTTTTACCGCGATCGTTCTCGAAAGAAGGTACTGAACCAAATTCATTGGATGTAATCACGCCGTAATTGTAACATACTAGAGGTTCATCTTTATTTTTCGCGGCATATAGAGAACAATCCATGGCGCTCTGTTTGACTGCGTTCAAAATCTGGCGATTTACTTTATCTTTCATAGATGCAATTTCTAAAAGCGTCTCATCGGTTGTGACAGGTGTCTGATTGTCAAGCCGACTTACATCACGAATGGTCAATTCAATGTTATCTTCACTCGTTTTCTGTTCTTCACTTAGTACTGTGAGATACAAGAACACTTTTACTGTTCTCATATCCTCAGGCAAATCTTGATGACTACAAATACGACGCGCGCGACCAATAACTTGTTCAATACGTACCATATGCCAATATGGTTCCAATATGTGTACAAATCGAGTGTTTTTCAAATTGATACCTTCAGCACCGGAAGAAGTAATCATAAATACTTTGATAATTTCACCGTAAAAATTGTTCTCATTTTGTTCTCTAAGACGCGTAGCAATATTGGATGGAACAAAGTCCCAATTACTATTGTAAATATTACGTACGATCTCTTTTTCTTCTGCTCCTTCCGTCCCTGTATACAAAACGAATTTAGGTTTTCCTGCATCGGCTGCAATCTCTTCTATTGCCCAAACATCACCGGTTTTGCGTATTTTGAATTCCGCGAATCCATTTGCTTCGAGAACCAATTTCATAAGTCCAATACCTTCAATTGTACGGAATTGACTGTATAATAAATGTAGACCGCGATTCTCTTCCAATTGCAAGTTCTCGAGAACCTTGACAAATTTTGGACTGTACATTCCTAGTTCTGATTTAGTTAAGAATTCTTCTTCACGAGGAGCATCCGGATTATAACGTAATGTCTCTAGAGCATATTTGATGCGTTTCTGATATTCAGCTGCACCACTTTCTACCTCTTTGGTCTTTGCTTTTTCTATGTCTTCTTCGTCAATAAATTCATCCTCTTCTTGTCGTAATTCCAAAGGAGTACCGTTGATTGCATTTTCATCAACCTCTTCTTCTTTTGCATTAGGTATTGGACGTTCAATTCCACCTGGAAAAACGAAATTACACGCAGACCGAGAGAAAATACGATAAGTGGAAGAAATTTTGAACAAATCGTCATTATCCGGTTTTCCGGCTGCCTTTTTCTTGTTATTTCGATTGCGCTTTTCTTGTTCTGCTTCGCGCTTACGAATTTTTTGGTATTCTAGGAATTGGTGCCCTGTCATTTCTGCTTTAACTACATGGAAAATATCATTTTCGACGGTTTTTTGTAAAGTAGGCAATAATTTCTCTTGTGCACTGCGGAAATAAGATGTAAGTCCAAGAATACGACGCTGGAAACCATCCATGTTTTTGACTTCGACTGACGCACTATTTACAAAGATATCTAAAAATGTAGGTCCATCATCTGGTAATGCTTTGTATTTATGTAGCTCGATTGCACCTTTTGTTACTTCCATGCCATTTTTACTGAGAATTTTAATAACCGTATTTTGGAAATCGATATCGGACATATTACCGGATTCGTCCAATTTAACGCCATTATATTTTTCATAGGAATCACCTCCTGCCATTTTAGGTATAGATCTACATTTTTTGGTTGCGCGATGTCCTTTAAACAATTCCAAAAGGCCGCCTCCTTCCTTTTTCGCGCGTTGTGTACCTTTTGCAACACCGCGTTTTTTTGTATTGATAAAACCAAACGGATTTCTAGTAATGGTCAATTTGTTTCCACTGTATTCAACATAATCGTACGTTCTGAAATTATCTTTTTCGAATGCATCCAAAATGGTCTGAGTATTCACTGCGGATGAGGTTTTCACATTGACATTCATGACCCATGTTTTGATATAACCTCGCAACATATTGAACAAAATACCAATTTCATTTGGATAATTGATAATGGGTGTTCCTGTCATAAAAACGACACGAGCATTGTTCGCATCCATCAAATAGTCATATAATTTATAGGCCATCGATGCTGGTTTCTTGATTTTGTTCACAATTCTACTTACGAAATTGTGTGCCTCGTCAATGAGAACCACGGAATTATCGAAAGGGTTTTTTGTACCATTTTCCGTCATTTTGTCGAATATTTTTTTCGTAAGACCGTTGTAATTGATATCTACGTATTTGGCGCGTATCATTTGATTCAATTGATCGTCAATCATGTTCTGCTCTTCTGTCGTTTTTTCCGTAAAATTAGGAGGCATTTGAATATTGACTAACCAAGCACCGCCATTTGAACGAATGTACTCAGGCGATAGCGAAAGTGCTCTCGCCAATAATGGTACATATTCTGGTTTTCCTTCGATGGAAATGAATTCCCAGAACTGATTTTTGCGGTAAAGCTGATCACCAAAACGCTTCAATTCACTGAAAAAATTCATTTTAAGAGAAGCCGGAGTCATAATGAAAACTTTTTTCTCTGACTTCATACCCTCAGCAATTGCGATAGATGTCGCCGTATTATGCGTGACTGTGAAATCTCCGATTACGTATCTGCAGTTACCGTCTAATGTGAAACCATAATAATCATCTTCACCTACGTATTCCACTTTGATTCCAGTAACCAATACATCCTTGATTTGTTTTCTTGGTTCGGCACGTTTTCTCGGTATTTTTGTAGGTATCTCATGAAGTCCGTTTCCGTTTATTGAAATACGGAATGCCGTACCCTCTTTCTTTTCTCCTTTGTATGTCCACGTTGTTTTCTTCTCCGTTTTATAACAAGAAAATCCCAAACTTCGAGCCAAATAAACGACATCATCCATTAGGGTTTCATTTTTCTGCGTAAATTCAAAACCGCCTTTACTGTAATGACCATCGCTATCTAAAAGTCCAGCTAATAATTTCAAACGGTTTTCGCGTGAGTTACATTTATAAATCATAGGAATATGTTTATTATTTATAATGTTCTGTTCTTTTAATGTATTCAAAAAAGGATTGTTATTATAACGTCCATTTCCTGAAATTCTATATGTATAGTCATAACCGTGAATTAAACTAATACCATATTTTGGAAGATTTTTGGCAAAGTAATATAAAACGGTAGAATCTTGACTTGTTACAGCAGATGAACCAGAAGTTCCATCGCCTAACCAATAACCAATCATATAAGGGTCCATAGGTAATTCTTTTTCAGGAAAATCAATGGACACACGATAACCTTTTAAGAATTCTTTTTTCTTGGCAGATAATTCCAAATAATCTTTTACTGCAATTTCGAGAACATTACCTGTTTCTTTGATGGTCGCAAAAAACGTCTCTGCTTCCTTTCGCTTTTCTTCAATGTTCTCGGAATTGTATGAAAATGTGCGTGATTGAAATTGGTTGTTCTCAATCCACTGAATATTGAAATTTGTGTTTGATTTATGTTTATTGAATTCCATTTTTGGAAATCCTGACGCACGCAAGCATAAAATGTGTTCTCGGTTTACCGTATATTTTTCTCCTTTTACTGGTATGATATCATACATTTTATCTTCACCTCTTGCCAATGACAAAACAGTTCTTGGTTTGGAATCGTCGCCCATTAAAAAATCTCCAACTTGAATATCTTCCACATTTTTCATCGAACCATCTGAAAGCATAATTGGTGTGCCTTTTGCGTGGCACTTTCCAGATCCCAAGCCGTGATAAAGTAACAATCCACGATAAGGAGTGTACAAATTCAAATAATCGCGCACAATTTTTTGATGAGTAAGTAAATCCAGCTCTGCGCTAGCACTGCGACTTTCGCATGAAATGGTGTCTTCATCGGATAAAATGTCTTTGCGATAAGGACGGAAGAGTTCATTCAGTTTGTATACAGATATTTCACGATTGTTCATGTAATAAGAAGATGCTTTTACGATGACCTTTTCATTGGGTACAGGAAGACGTTCACTCATTAATTGTTCACTTATTTTTGCTGTCGTTAAATCAATATTGAATAATTCTTCCTCTGGTGGACGCGCGACGATTTTCAATTTGCGAACTTGTTTTATCTTTTTGATTTCGGGAACACCGACTTCTTTGGCGAGAACAATTTTGGGTGCTTCGTTTTCGATTTTTTCTACATTTCCTAATAAAGTTTCAATATCTTCGATTTCCTTATCGATGTTCTCGAAATCATTCTCAATATTGTTGATATTTTCAATAAGTGGAACTTGTGGTGCTTCTGCATTATCATTTTCACTGACAATAACCACTCTTCTTTCTAGTTTTATTGCAGGAGCACCTACGGGCGTAACGACGTTTTGATTCATTGGCACATCATCCGATTTCGCAATGACAATTTCCTGTTTATTCTGGCGCAATCGATTCATGATTAGTGCTCTATCAATATTGGCTTTCTTACGTCGGTCTTCAATGATAACACGCGGTCTTTGTTGAGGAGCCAAAATAAGTGGCGTTTCGACAACAGGCGCTTCAGTTTCCGCCAATATCGGTGCTATATCTGTCGATTCCTGAATACGGAAATTATACATGACCGGTTTTTTTGGTTCTGGTTTTAATTGTAATTTATCGAATGGACGAAATGGTTCAGTCATTTATATTATACAAGGAATATAATATAATGATTTTACGCTTTTTCTTGAACGATGATTCGTATACTACTAAATATTATTATAAAATTGAATAGAACTATACTCTTGCAATGTGCCGAGGAGACCATTGTCATATTTTTTTTGTAATAGCGGATTGAAGATTGTATTGATCGGCATTTCGAAAAAATAACTGCATTTTCTTAGAAAATGATTCAATAAAGAATCATCGCAATTGTGTTCTTCTTTTTCAACATCGATTTTATTTAAATGGTCCAATTTATCCATGTCTTCTATATGCGCAATTTTATATTGTACTATATCACGTTTTTTACAATTGTTAAAACATCCTGCATGCAATATTTCACTGTTGAATAAAAAACAAGTTCCTGCTGGTCCACTAATATTTACTATCTGACTATAAACAAATGGATTACTGAAATTGCTTCCAGGACATATTGATAACAAACATCCATCGTATTTGTATAATATAAGCGTATATATCGGATGTTTCGTATCATAAATCGTTTGGCTCGATGTTACATCACGATGAAACGTAGACAAAGTAGCATTTTTAATAGCATATGAATAATTGAGAAACTGGTACCCAGCGGGTAGTTTTTCGAGAGTTGTTTTTTTCAGTGCATCAGAAGGTTCTTTCACTATGTTTGCAAAATCAGCATCAGCGAATACCAAGAATCCGTCTTTTTCCAGAGTCCTATGCATTATGGATTCATTGGACCTTTCATTATGTTCTACATTAAAATACAGAATATAAAAACATACTATCGCTATGAGAACACAAAAAAAACAAACTTCGGTTTTATATAATTTCATATTTACATTGTTGCTCTAAAATATATAAAATATGTAAAATATTTGTTTGCATATCGCATTTGTGAATTAGTATTTACATTTTCCGCGTATTAGTTTCATGTACTTACAAAAATGCAATTTTTATTATAAGAATATAGTAGAATGTTCTCAAATTCACGATATTTTTTACGAAGTCGATTTAGAAATACTGCAGAGGAAGAATATTCAGATGTGGAACCCGAAGTCCAAATGGAAACTGTACCGTCAATAAGAAGAAAAAAATGTGGATTTTGTCGAGAGGAAGGACATTTTGTCACAGTATGTAACAGTGCAGAAGTTTTGAATGGTAAACAACAAATTCGCCGATTCATTGGAGATATGAACAATGAAGATACAATCGGACCCTGGTTACGTGAAACACCCTTTACTTTATTGAAAGCGATTGCGTGTTCTTTTCATATAGTAACATTTCGTCAAAGCATAACAGCACGGATGTTAAGGGACAAGGTTATGACATATATATTGACTCAACAAGCCACTAATATTATATTAACGAATCGTCGATTGGAAATAAACGACCGTTTGCATCGAATTGCTGCTGTTACACGACCGATTGTATTGGAAATCAATGAACCGACCGATGTCTACGAAATACTTTCTATAAAAATCGAAAATATATTGGATATAATCGAACCAGTACAATGTCCGGTTTGTTATGATGAAATATCAAGCGAGCAAAAAAAGATGAATTGTGGACACGCTTTTTGTGGAGAATGCACTGACAAATTATTGAAAAATAGCATCAAACCATATTTATACAATAATTGCGCGAAATGTCCTCTATGTAGAGAACGTATACATACTATTAGTTCATTCGTCAAACCATTGAACAATATCGATTTTGAACTATGATTGATATAAAGATTTTACGCCTTTATAAATAAATGAAAATAAAATCACTAACAACATTTTTAACTTTGATTCCATCGATACGCCCAACACTAATTACGCAAAAAAAATTATGCAAAGATTGTAAATTTTTTATTGCCAATAATAATGAATGCGCCAAATTCGGCAGTACTGATCTAGTTACCGGTAAAAATACATATGATTATGCATCCAGTGCAAGAAACTACGATAAAAAATGCGGAGAAGATGCAAAATATTTTGAAGAAAATACGATGAAAATTATTACGGTTCCTTATTATCATATATTGAAATATTGGTATTTGTATCCGACGATATCTGTTTATATATTATGGATTTATGTTATCACGCATGAAAAGTGAAGTTATCACTAAAATGTATTCAAAATTTGTATTGCCTCTTCGCATGCCACTTGCTCGGCCTTCTTTTTTATTTTATGTTTTCCACCTCCCAAAAATATCAATACTTTTTTATATTGTGACATGTATTGATGTATATCTTGATACGACGAGAACCGTTTTAGAGGTTGAGCTTTTGCAACACCGGTTTCATGTATTTGCTGACCCAAACATAAATAAACCCCCATATGATAACCAATTTCGGCATCGTACTCTTCTACTTCCAAATAATCCGGCGTTACTTTGAATTCTTTCTGTATTTTCACCTGCAAAATATTCTTGTAATTGTCGTCGTTTTTAATGAGTGATATCCAATCAACGTGTTTTTCGAAGACGGCCTCTACAAATCGCTGCACCATTTGAAACCCAGGACCGGTCACAAATATATTGTCAAACCATCCATGCTCATCTTTTACTGGGATTTTATTGAAATCCAAGAACATGGCGCCAATAAATGCCTCAAATAAACACCCCAATTTCTTCAGATTTGTACGTGTCTGTTTTGTTTCAGCAAATTTAGAAAGTACAAACCATTTATGCAGTCCCATTTCATATGCCATTTTACCAATCGATTCATTTTTTACAAGCGCGATTTTCTTTTCGGTCATAAACCCCTCATTTTCCTTTGGAAATCGGCGATACAAATAATATTTGGTAATGCATTCCAAGACCCCATCTCCTACAAACTCAAGTCGTTCATTTGACTTTGTATATAGAGGTAAACAGTCATCGGGTTTAGATGCTATTAAAATATTGTTTTGTTCGTTTTCCAAATTGGGTCGTTTGATATACGAACGATGAATAAATGCACGTTTGTATAAATTCCAATTATGAATAGGTGATGATACACCATAGGTTCGTAAGATTTTTTCAATATCTGAATCTGTAATCAATATATTTAGGGGATTATATGGGTCAAAAACATATATTTCTGTTCCATTGTCATTTTTTTCAATACGAATATCGTCGTCCAAATTCATCGCCATGTATTAATATTATTGAATTAATCAGTGAATCTATAAATCAATTTTTTATATTATTTTGTATCTGGAATAAAAAATATTTAGGTATTGTATAGTTATAAAATGACGACAACTCAATGGAGCCGTTCTAATCGCGCACGTATGGGTTCTACCGCAATTACTGATCAATCCCAGGGTGGTGGAAATAAAAAAGCTGGTTTCCCTTACCAAGTAGGACGTGAGACATGGTCTAGTATTGCTATTCCAAAAACATCTCTTGCTTTCGTAATGAATACTAAATTTCCTCTAGCCAACTTCACTAGACCTATTGGAGGTGATGTACGCACTGTACGTTTCTTGGGTATTGGAAAATAATTATTTTTCCGAAACCAATAACTAATACAAAATAACAATATAATGATTTTCGTCTATTCATTATATTGTTTCGAATGCGCGTTATTTTAGATGAACGAGAACGAGATTTATATTCGACATGTGAAAACATTGTAGGATCGAATATGACTTATGTAAAATTATCCAGAGAGGTTCTTCCTTTAGGGGATATTTATGTGAAAACCGACGAAGATAAAGACGTTTTGATTATCGAGCGTAAAACTATCAATGATTTGTTATCTAGTATAAAGGACGGACGTTACGAAGAGCAATCGTATCGTTTGACGCACTCATCTGGATTTCCTCCTCATTCAGTTATTTACATAATAGAAGGTTCTATTAGTCAATCGAGAACACTTTTGGAGCGTAAAATTATCTACTCAGCAATGACCTCACTGAATTTTTTCAAAGGTTTTAGTGTTGTGCGTACAGCATCTGTGGCTGAAACCGCCGAATATATAGTTTGGATGTGTGAAAAAATCGAGAAAAATATGTTGAAGGGATTATTTCCTTATTATTTGCAACCCACTATTCAAACAAAGCAATCACCAGTGGATGAAAGCGAACAAAACATTTTTACACATACAATTGAAGCCCCTGCAAATTATTGTACAGTAGTAAAAAAAGTGAAAAAAGAAAACGTCACCCCCGAGAACATTGGCGAAATTGTTTTATGTCAAGTACCGGGTATTAGTTCAACAACGGCTATCAGTATCATGAAGAAATTCGGAACATTCCCGCAATTAATGAAAGTAATGCAAGAAAACCCAAATTGTTTGAATGATGTCACTTATGAATCGAATGGTAAAATTCGCAAGATTAATAAACCATGTATTGAGAACATAAAAAAATATTTTTTATAGCATAAAATAATTACCATTTATAATTATTTTACATCAACCAATTATTTAATAGATATCCTTTGGTTTTCCAAATGCAGAAGGAATATTATCAATATAAATACCCTTTGGTTGGAATAACAGAGGTTTGTTTACATTATTATCATTGTATTTCCCTGATTTAATCATATTTTGTGTGTACATAACACCGCCCCAATTTGGATCCATAGGATTGTCACTTAAACCATCAGGTTGTGATGATGCAAATTCTTTTGCTACATACTCATAATGGTTAATATCTTCATTTAATGGGTCAAAAGCAGCATATTCAGTATTAGGATACGCCATTGTAGTTGGTAAAGATTCTCCGTCATTATTATTACTTGATTGAGGTGAAATTTCAACTTGATGATTATTATTATTATTACTTGATTGAGGTGAAATTTCAACTTGATGATTATTATTATTATTATTACTTGATTGAGGTGAAATTTCAACTGGATGATTATTTAATATATAGTCGTCTAAGTTTTGAGAACTGTTTTCAGATTTATTACTATTTTCGGGAGCTGAATTTTTATTTTCATCGGTTATAGGATAACTATTTTTACCAACAGTTTTTTTATTAGGTGATTTTTCAGTTATAGTTCCATTAGGTGATTTTTCAGTTATAGTTCCATTAGGTGATTTTTCAGTTATAGTTCCATTAGGCGATGTTTCAGTTATAGTTCCATTAGGCGATGTTTCAGTTATAGTTCCATTAGGCGATGTTTCAGTTATAGTTCCATTAGGCGATGTTTCAGTTATAGTCCCATCAGGCGATCTTTCAGTTATAGTTCCATTAGTATATCTTGTAATTACACTTCCATTTGATAATTGAGTAATTGTAGTTCCATTTGATAATTGAGTAATTGTATTTCCATTTGACAATTGAGTAATTGTAGTTCCATCCGGATATTTTTTACTTGTATAATCATCAAATGATTCGTGATATTTATGTAACCAAAATATAACATATAAACCAGAAAAGAATACGATGATTAAAAAGATTTGGAAAAATATTCTAAATTCATTCATCTTTGAATATAATGATATAATATATATTCTCTTATGAAAATAATAATGGCACATTATAAAATATATTTAGTATATATAAAATGATTGATGTTCTATTAATTCATGCAGAATGGTGCGGACATTGCAAAGCACTTAAACCTGAGTGGAATAAAATGAAAAATAAATTGAAAGACAATGAAAATATTAGCTTTCATGAAATTGAATCGAATGATTCAAATAAAGACCATCGATTGAATGAATTCAGTAAAAAAAACCAAAGGTGGAGAAAAAATATCTATCCGCGGGTTTCCTATGATTTTACGATTTGAAAATGGCGAAATGACAGAATACAAAGGAGAACGTACTGCGGAAAAATTAGCTAAATGGGCTACAAAACATAAATTATCGGGCGGAAAAAGAAAAACAAAACGTGTAAAAAGAACAAAGAATAAGACATGTAAGAAATGTTCCTCGTTTTCTTTTTGGTAAAAAATTGAATTTCGGATGATTATAATAATCTGTTATAACTATCTAAATATTAATCAATATATTTATAATGCAAACACGAGTGAAAAAAACCGGTGTTGTTGTCAAAAAACAACTTCGTTTGTTTTCATTCCAAACTTATGATGAAAGTATCTCGAATTCCAATGAAAACACTTCTGATGAAGAAGACAAATCCAATCGCTTCAAAGACAACAAAGAGTTTGTTATTCAAATGTTCGGACTGAATGAAAAAGGAGAGACATTTTGCATTTATATTCGCGACTTTTTACCATTCTTTTATGTGAGTGCAGGGGACGATTGGACGCCTTACAATATGCAATGTCTACTTGACGAAATAAAAAAGAATATACCAAAAACGATGCAGGAATCCATCGTTGGTGCGGAATTGGTCGATTGTAACAAATTGTATGGATTCTCTGCAGGGAAAAAAAGCAGATTCATTAAATTCACTTTTAAAAATAGCATTATTATGAAAAAAGTGCGGTCTTTATGGATAGAATATATCGAAGATCCGGAACGACCAGGTAAGAATACTTCTAAAACGCGACCGTTTATTTATCAAGGTGTAAATGTTCAACTCTATGAAAGCAATATACCGCCGCTTTTGCGTTATTTTCATATTCATAATATCAGTCCTTCCGGTTGGATAGAAATACCAGTCAATCGCGTCGAGCGCGTAGAAAATAAAACAACCACTTGTAAATATGAGTACGTATGTCAAGCAAATCAACTGAAACCTCTTCCTGAAAAAGAGACACCTGTTCCTTATAAAATATGTAGCTTTGATATTGAGGCCAATAGTAGTCACGGTGATTTTCCTGTACCAATCAAAAGTTATAAACGACTGGCAATGAATATGATCGATAGTTATCTGAAACAAAAGGATTTTCTGGACGCATCAAAATGCAAAATAATGTTACAAAAAATGATCTTGGCTGCGTTTGAATACGATACATTTGATGATATTGATATCGTGTATCCGAAATCGAAACCTACCAAGGATTCAGTGAAAAAATATGTTAAAATTCTATTGAATGAACCGATGGAAATCGCCAAGCATGCAAACAAAGATCAAGATACTGGTTATTTACTAACCATTGACGAAATGTTTGAACAAATGAAAGAACGATCGAACTGTATGGGAGACGCCGAGGCAGAATGTAGTGAAATGGTAGCCAATGAGAACGGCGCCGAAGAGGGTCCTACGTACAAATTCAATAAAAAATCGGCGAAAAAAAAGGTGGATATAAAATCCACGGTCGTAGATATGATTATTTCGGAAAACTATACTCGTGACGAAAAAATTCAATTATTGAACGAAATTCTTACGCGACTCTTTCCGCCTCTAGAGGGTGACCAAATAACTTGTATTGGATCAACCTTTATGAGATATGGTGAACAGGACACTTATTTGAATCACTGTTTAGTTTTAGGTACATGTGACTCAGTCGAAGGTGCCACGATTGACTCCGTAGATGATGAACGTGATTTGCTCGTTCGTTGGTCGGAACTTATACAACAAGAGGATCCAGATATTATTATCGGATACAATATATTTGGTTTTGATTATGAATTCATGTTGCGTCGATCCCAAGAGCTTCACTGTGAACAAGAATTCTTGAATGTTTCCAGGAAGATGAATGAATTTTGTGGCGTCTATGACAAAGAAGGAATGTTGCAACTCGATAATACTCCTCTTCGATTAGCCACTGGAGATTACGATTTGAAATATTTCAAACTTTCTGGTCGTTTACAGATCGATTTGTATACGTATTTCCGACGTGAATACAATCTACCTTCATATAAATTGGACTACGTTGCGGGTGAAAATATTTGTGATAGCATCGTTAAGGTGGTTCATTCTCAAGATTCGTCAGGCAATGAAATCACGGAATTATATAGTAAAAATCTTACTGGGCTTCATGTAAATGATTTTATTCATATTGGATATGTCGGTTTCACATCCGATTATTATAAAAATGGCGACAAATTTCGCGTTGTCGATATTTTACGAAATGTAGAAATTACGGAAACCGTAAAAGGCGCCGAAGTGAAAAATAAATACAATATCATTGTTATAGAAGGACATGAGCATATTGATAGTAAACGCGCAATTAAATGGGGTTCAGCAAAAGATGATGTATCACCACAAGATATTTCTAGATTATTCAAAACCGATGCAGCGGGTCGCGCAATAGTCGCGAAATACTGTATTCAGGATTGTAACCTAGTTCATTATATTATCAACAAAATAGATGTGCTCACTGGATTCGTAGAAATGTCTAGTATTTGCAGTGTTCCAATGAGTTTCTTGATGTTTCGAGGACAGGGTATTAAACTTACTAGTTTCGTTGCTAAAAAATGTATGGAAAATGGTATGCTTATGCCGGAGCTCGATAAGACCGGAAATGATAGTGGTTACGAAGGTGCCATCGTGCTTCCACCGAAATGTTCAATGTATATGGATAATCCTGTGGCCTGTGTAGATTATTCTTCTCTGTATCCATCCTCTATGATTAGTCAGAATTTATCTCATGATAGCAAAGTTTGGACAAAAGAATTTGATTTGAATGGAAAATTGTTGAGTGAAACTGGTCAAAAGGGCGCGGATGGTAAATATATCTACGACGATTTACCAGGATATAAATACATTGATTTGGAATTCGATACGTTTCGATATGTTCGTAAGATGCCAACATCGCGAGCAGAAAAAGTGAAATCTGGTACGAAAATATGTCGTTGGGCACAATTCCCTGATCATAAAAAAGGTATTTTACCTTCGATTTTGGAACAATTATTGAAAGCACGTTCTGATACACGTAAAAAACAAAAGACGGAAAAAGACCCTTTTATTTGGAATATTTTGGAAAAGAGACAACTCGGTTATAAGGTAACAGCCAATTCTCTTTATGGACAATGTGGATCTGCAACATCGACGTTTTATGAGAAAGATATTGCGGCGTCTACAACGGCTACAGGTAGAATGATGATTTTGTATGCGCGCCGAATTATCGAGGAAGTTTATGGTGATCGTTTGTATGAAACTTTGGAGCATGGTTCAGTAAAATGCAACGCAGAATATGTATATGGTGACAGTGTTGCAAATTACACGCCGGTTTATGTAAAATATAATGGAATTATTGATATTGTTACGATTGAACAGTTAGGAGAAAAATATGGTAATAACAAATGGATTACTTGTAAAGAAGAAGGAAAACAAGAAAAAGAATTTTGTGAATTAGAAGGAATTGAAACATGGAGTGATAAAGGTTGGACAAAATTATATCGCATCATTCGACACACATTGTCACAATATAAAAAAATGATTAGAATTTATACTGATCAGGGTTTAGTGGATGTTACAGACGATCATTCACTGTTAGATGTTTTTGCTAACCCAGTTACTCCTAACGATGTTTCTATCGGAACTCCTCTTTTACATAATTCTTTAAACGATATTTGTATTGATAATCCATATATACCAAAAAACTCTATTTATGTTTATCATTCTCAAGATATCATTACTGCTGCAAAATATATCAATTATCTAAATAGTAAAAATCGTTTTGACTATCATATTACAGCAGGACAAGATAATTCTGTTATCGTAACACTTGATATGTTAAAAAAAAGTAGTAATAATATAAAAAAAATCCATGAAATCGAATATGCTGGTTATGTATATGATTTAACAACTGAAAATCATCATTTCGCTGCCGGTGTAGGAAATATGATTGTGCACAACACAGATTCAGTATTCTTCACATTCAATCTAGAAAATCCTAAAACAAAGGAAAAAATTCGCGGAAAACCTGCCTTAGAAATGACGATCGAAATTGCACAGGATGCAGCAAAACTATGTACACAGTGGCTGAAACCACCCATGGAGCTATCTTATGAGAAAACACTGATGCCGTTCATTTTGGTAGCAAAGAAAAAATACGTGGGTATGTTGTACGAGACCGATCCCAATAAAGGAAAACTGAAATTCATGGGACTATCCATAAAACGCCGTGATTCGTGTGATTATCTGAAAGACGTCTATGGAGGTATTCTTAATATACTGATGAAGGAATACGATATTAAAAAAGCGATAGAATTTTTAGACAGTTCATTGGCTGCGCTTTTAAAAGGTGATGTACCCACTGACAAATTGATGATGACGAAACAATTGAAAAGTGATTACAAGAATCCGACACGTATGGAACATTGGGTTCTTTCGGATCGTATCGGAAAGCGCGACCCGGGAAATAAACCGAAATCCGGTGATCGAATCAAATTCCTGCATTTTGTCAATCCTGATGCAAAATTGAATGGAGATCGTATTGAGACGCCGGAGTTTATTCGCGATAATAATCTCGCAATAGATTATACATATTATATTACAAATCAGCTCATGAAACCATTGCAACAATTGTTCTCATTGGCTCTAGAACAAATATGGGAAATGTATAATAAAGGAACCGTTCTCAGGAAACACAGAAAAGAGGTCGGTGAACTCGAAAAACAATATCCCGATAGAACGGTATTTATGAAAAAACGCGAAATTCTCTGTTGTAAAAAAATAAAAGAAATGTTATTCGATAAATATCTAGAACAAATTCAGAACGAGAAAACGAGGACACGTACAATATCGCAGTTTTTCGTAAAAAAATAGTCCATAATAGAAAGTTACATTTGTATTTATTATACGCCTTTTTTCATTCAAAGTGCCCACTAAGTGGGCGTAATGAGTGAAGGTAACGTTGCCATTTGGGCGTTGAAAACGACTATAAATAATCAT